AGAGAAGCCCTTCAAGGTGTAGTGGAAAGCTACGTTAAGAAAGGTGACCGTATCTCTGTTGTAGGAAGCATTGAGTATAAAGAGAATGATGGTAAGTGGTACACTACTATTATGTGTAATGAGGTTCATCTGTTAGGAAGCTCGGAGGGTTCTCCCGCGAGTAAGCCAAGAACAGCAGCAGCACCGCAACCTGTAGCTAATGATGCTGAGAGTTTGAACGATGACTCTGAGCCTCTTCCGTTCTAAAGCAAAGCCTTCGGGCCTATTATTATTATTGAATCATTTATATAATTAACAACAACCGCCCATTACTTGGGAGATTATTGGAGAGAGTGAAGATGGTTCTCTGGTGAAATATATCGGGGATAGGGGGGCTACGAGATGTAAGTCTTGTCCTTATCCCCGTTTTTTATTAAAACACATAAACCAAAGCTACCGCAGGGCGAAGTCTTGGTCTAAGTCGTGGTAGGTGATAACAACCTCTTCTCCTTTTGAAAGAGCGTCAGCTACCTTTGGATACATCTTCTTGTAAGCATTACCACTTCCACCAATAAATCCTTCCTTGGCGCTCTCACCCACAAGTAAACACCCTGCCGTGTTCTCGTCGGTATTACCCAAATGGATTAGGATGTACTCGAAGTTGGGTACGTTACGAACCCACAGCATACCCTTGTGCATCTCTGGAAACTTCTTTTTGTATCGAGCATCAAATCCGCCTACGTTTCTAAAAGTTACGGTGTAGGTTCCCTTTGGTATCCTAGTTTCCCCGCGAACTTTCTCGTCCCTGTGTTCGTCCTCGATTGTGTAACATTGGAACTCCCCGTCAATAAACAGAAGGCCCATTGTAGCATCTCCTGTGTCTTGGTATCGTATTACCTGTAATCTCATATCTAGTATTGTGGGTTGTGTTCTAGTGTGCCGCCGTTAAGGATGTGTTCAAGTATTTTATTGTAACAAGTATCAACACCCCACTGACCTAATCCATGTGGCCCTGAGAAGTGTACTGTGATTCCTTCAGGAGCGCCTGAGTGCGTTAAAGTAATATCAATACCTCTCTGCACGCCAAAAGACATGTCGGCCTTTACAGAAGAGATATGGACTTGTGTGTAAGGAAGGCTCACCCACTTAACCCCTAAATCTTCTGGTTCCCACTTCAGGTCTGCTGTGGTAGGATTTCCTAATACTTTAAGAACGCTATCCTTTACCTTCAGGTATGCCACCCCGTTAAAATCTAAATATGAGTCAGCCCACAAACCAAAGTTAGTGTTCTCCTCTATTGTGGCTATGTCCTTTAATATGTTTGTTGATGCTATATACATAATCTTATGCTATTGTTGTCCAAGTAAATCCGTACTTTGTGCAAAGCTCGCCCCCTACGGTATTCAGGTCGCTCACTGAATAAGCGTTCTTATATCTCTGCTCCACCAAAGTACCCGCTGTAGTCACTGATGTACCCCGAAGACCAATATGGGTAGCTAACATATTGCCAACATCCTGAGTCTGCGTAGCCACTACAGCGCCGTTTTTATAGATGGTTATGTTCGCCCCATCACCAGCAAGTAACCACACAGCGTCATTTTCGAAATCATTGGAGGGTACACTTAATTGGTCTGTTACCGAGGCCCCCGATAAAGTATTACGAACCCTGCAATAATTAAAATCCTCAAAAAACGTTATAGCTACAGAGACATCCAGCGGTGTAGACATTAAATCTAGCCTTGCCCCCGCTATAGCGCTCCCTACAAACCAAAAAGTAAATCCAGTTGATAAATTTACGGGAACCACCTTATTATATCTATACCAATCTAAAGTAAAAGAAATAGATGGTTCATTATTGTACGATACGTCACTAGAATTATAAACAGCCTTTAAGGCCCCAGAAGACTGCACGGCATGATTGTCATTACCCGAAAGGTCGTTCATTTGACCCACTGGGTCTAGGTTCGAAACCGCGTCAGTATCAGATGCCTTATAAATTATCTCATACTCAGGCGCAGAAGAACCTCCACCGCTTACACTTACATTTATCCCCGTATATGTCGCTCCTACATTACTCATTACTACTTCCTTCTTTTAACTGATTTAACCTTTTTTCCTCCTGCACCTTGCTTTCCAATCCTTGCCTTTTCAGATTGCTTTTTCTTTAATGCCTTTGAAGACATTTCTTTTTTAGTAACTGGTGTCTTTGAAGACACTCTTCTTGATGGTCTACAATATTCACTCTTACCTCCTGTTCCACAGGGTTTATTAGTGCGAGTGTCTATCCACTTCTCTTTATCCCATCTCTTTAAGTCAGAACCTGCTTTAGTTTTTCTAACCTTGCCACTTTTTTTTCTACACTTAGCAGTTGCTTGTGCGGCACGAGCCGACCACTTGCCGTAACTCTTCATAACTTTTCTGTAACAAGCATCTTTAGGCATAGCTTATCTTTTTGATTTAGCACCTACACACTTCCAACGCTTTCGTGAAAGGTTGTTTGGTGTATTAGGGTTATTTCTTTTTTTAGCAGACAATCTTTTCTTTATTCCTAAACTTCTTGCACAATAGCTATCACCTTTAGATGTGCCTGGCCTTACCCTTGGCCCACCACCTTTTGCTTTACCTGCTTGACCATAGCTTACTTTTTTGCCACTTGAAGTAATTTTTACCTTTGCCTTTCCTTTTCTTGGTTTTACCATTGTTACGCTGCCTTTATCTGTTGCTTTATTTCTTTTCTCCAACTTGCAGGAATCGTCTTCTCACTCCACTTAATCCCGTGGTATTTACACCACTCCTTATACGTCTTTGAGCCACTAGCTTTTGTTAGTTTGTTGTTGGCGTTTTGAAATACCATCCGTATGTCTAACTCAGGGTGCTGTTCCACCACTGCTTTCATCTTGGTACGGTCTGCTGCCGTGAACCTCCCCTTTGTTTCTACAATCATAAGAGAGCCGTCGTGCTTCTCAAAGATGAAGTCTGGGTTGTATGTTTTTTGCGGCGGAGTCCACTTAATCTTTTCAGACTCATACGAGAATGAGATGCCCCTTTGGTTGCAGTCTTGTGCGAAGTCTTTCTCAAATAAAGAACGGAACTTTCCCATGCTCTTACGTCTGTGTCTTTTACGGGTGTTAGTTCTTTTTCTTCCCACTCTTATTTACGCACTCCTCTGTTACTATCTCCTCCTTTGTAGCCGCACTTACCACCCACGTAGGTGTTCTTCTTAGCTATTTTAGCCTTAGCCTTAGTTCGCTTAACCTTTGTCTTTGCCGACTGCTTCGCGGTCTGACCTGTGGGCTTGTGGTTAGCTACTCTTTTTTTCTCTTGTCTTTTATCCGCCTGTTTGTGAGCTTTAGCAATTTTCCTACTCATTCTAGTTGACGTCTTCTTCTTTTTTGTTGGGTCGTTCATGATGATGTTATTTATTTTTTAGCTCTTGCTCTAGCCCTTGCGCCGAATTTAATTTTTGCTTTCTCTACCTTCTTTTTCCTACTCTTCGTTACGAGTGGAATTTTTTTTTGATTTTAACATGATTACTTCTTTTTTCTGGTTACTGTTTTTCTTCTTGTCTTTTTCCCGTTTACCAATTGAACCCTTTTATTCACAGTTTTCCTCGGCGTTGACTTGTACACACTTTTAGACGAAGCACTTGTTCTCTTCTGACCATAATAATAATATTTAGAATCCTTAACGGTCACATTGCTTATCTTAGATACGCTTTTTGTTTTCTTTGGCGTGACCTTCAACTTCTCAGCTGTTGAGATATTCTTGTAGTTAGTCGCTGGACGTACATATTCGCCAGAGCGATAATTGTACATACCCGCAGTCTTACTTGCAGACCTAGTGGTAGTACTGGTGCTTCGCTTCGTCTTCAGTTTTTTCCCTTTCTTCTTGTGAAGTGTTGACTCTGACTTCTCCTTAGCTGGCATGCCATTGGGTGCAGTGCCTGAAGACCTATAAGAATAGGTCTTTGTCTTGTTCTTGGTTGAGACTTGCTTGCTGTAGCTGTTTGGTGTACTTTTCACCGTTTTAGTTCTTATTTTTTTTGGCACTCCCATGATTATCTTATTTTATATGTTCTATTTTTTGCGTTCTTCTCGTAAACTTTTGCTTTTACCTTTCCCTTTTTAGATACCTGTTTATACTTAACAGAACCCCTTTGATGTAATACTTTTCCCTCCCTCAGACATAGACTACAGTTTTCCCCGTTTGGATGTTACCTTCTTTTTACACCTTGATACCTTTGCGGTTGCACTCCCTTGACTACCGCACACATTTCCTGTTAACCCCGATGTTCTTCGGTGAATCTTTGGTGC